CTGCATAAAATCGTGCAGCCGGTTACGAATGCTGATGCGCTGCACCTCCTCGTGCGAGAAGATGTAGCGACCGGCGGCCTGATTAACCTCCCATTTTTTTACGTCAATCAGGTCACGCAACATCTGTAATCTGCGGGAGCCTGATGTATTGTCATCCAGCAATAATGTCTGATATTCCTGCTCTGCGGCGGCCAGTTCGGTTTTACGGTTCAGCCATGCGGTCTTGTTCGTCTGACAGGCATCAAACGCCTGCTGTAGGTAAGGGTGGTCACGGGTTGTCTCTCCTGATTAATGGCGGAACGGTGAGCTGTAACAGCCTTTCACCTGACGTGGAGCTGCGGGAGCTGTCGGCACCGGTGCCGGTTTCTCATCGACGACCGGGGAACGGATCACCTCAAAGATGGACTCATGCGTTTTGAATGTCGCCGAGCAGTGCACATTCTGGCACTGCAGGTAACTCTCTTTGACGCTGTCAGACATATAGCGGCTGGTGCGAACGTGGGCCGCCGTGCGGCAGAAAGGACAGCGCATCATGACAGTAGTCCTCGTGCTTTCAGGTTGGCCTCACGTTCCTGCATTTTTTCCTGCCAGACCTTGCGCTGGCCGGGTGTGGTCGCAACATCATGCTCCATATGCGGCAGCGTGGAGGCCGATAGACCTGTTTTAAACAGCACGGGTTCATCAGTCAGACGGATATTGCAGCCCTTCACCGCCTGCTCAAGCCACGTTTTCACCTGCTGCATAACGGCATGCTCTGGCTCGACATAGCCCTGATGCCCGATGGTGTTGGCAAGCGGATTTTCTTTAACCAGTATGCTGAGTTTCATTGCCCTGACGAGCGCACCGCAGCTTTCACGCAGGGCTGCATCAAGTTCATGCTCTGCATACTGACTGAGGGCGCTGTGATGTGCCTGACGGTATGCTCTGGCCGTGCGGTCACAGGCTCCCCGGAGGCTATCCAGCTCCAAAGAAAGCACTTCAGCCATGTTGTCACATTCCTGCGCCAGTTCACGCCGTGTCACGCGCTCTATATGGCGTTGTCTCAGCTCATCGGTAATGACAGCACCACCGGCACGAAAGGCGGTACGCCATGCGCCGGAATCAGTGCCGTTTTCCTGCTCCAGTTCATTTTTTTGCGATTGTACCTGGCGGATGGCCGCTGTAGTTTCATCCATACGTCGGGCATTGGTGAGATGCGCTTCTCTGGCCGTCTCAAGACGCTCCATTGCGGGCTTAAGGTAGTCGGGAATAACAGCAGTTTGGGTCATGTCGGGTCTCCTCTTCGTTTCAATCTGAGGAGATTCTGCCGAGTCAGACACAACAATACGATTCATTGCCGTTGTGGCAAAAATGGCACAAGCAGACCTTAAAACCCGGCTGGCCAGAGAAAGGTATCAGGAAAACCTGACTCACTGTTCGTTTTTTTACTAATAACTATTCACTACTGTTCACTGTGAATAAAAAGATAAGTAATACAGTAAGATAAAGGGTTAACAGTTGAGGGTGTAACTGTTCACCGACTGTTCACTACTGTTCACCTTTTTGCTTTTACGATGCTCTGCTCCCTTAGACTTTTTTTCGATTAAAAAGTAAAAATGTATAAATAAAAGTAATCAGGAATGGGCCACTGATTTGCCAGCGTTTACCAAAAAACGCCCAACATTTGCCACTGTATAAAAATCGCTCTATTGTGTAGTGAAACACTACAAAATGACTTGTTGCCCTGAGGGAAAATATTCACAAAATAGAGAGCTACCTGAAGCCGGTCGGACACAACCGGCACTGTATGGACTTTGTGAGGTAGCCTAATGCACACTGATTTTTCTTCCCCGTCTTCTGCCCCTGCCACGCCGCTGATGCCGGTATCTGATGTCGTTCAGGAGCGATTTATCCGCCTGCCCGAAGTGATGCATTTATGCGGCCTGTCTCGCTCGACTGTTTATGACCTCATCAGCCGGGAGGCCTTCCCGAAACAAATCTCCCTCGGCGGAAAAAACGTGGCGTGGGCGCAGTCTGAAATCACCGCATGGATGGCTGACCGCATTGCTGAACGTAACCGGGGCTGTGACGCATGATGATGACCGTTCAGCAAACAGCCCCTTTTTCTGGCTTGCTTCTTTTCGCTGTTTCCAGGTATAGTTTTCCTGCTGTCGCAAAATCGGCAGCCGGGCGTAGGAACCCGAGTTACTCAATGGCGACACCAGACGCGCCATGCGTCTTTTTTAATGTCGTTGCTCAGGCACACCCATTTTTCGGGCTTTTGTGTTTACACCTTAGCACCTGTCAGATAATGGTGATCCGGGCGGGGCAGCCTTCGGGCTGGCCGGTATCCATTGAGGCCGGTATTCCTACCCCCGTTCGGGTCACCACCCATGAGCGTAGGAACTCCGGTGGTGGCAATAACCACTACTCAATGGAGGTTGCCCCTATGGCTACGACCCTCACCCCGTCATATCCGCAGTTTGTCTTTGTGTTTGCCGCCGTTCGTCGCGCAGACCGTAAACCTCGTATCTGTATGCTTCGCACCGTTGCCGGTGATGAGCACGCCGCATGCCTTTCTCTCGTTGGCGATTACGTCCTCTCGTTTGCTGGCCATCTGCCGGTTGCGGAGGTGCACGCATGAGAAATACCACTATTACCGCCCGTGACCTCGAATGCCTTGAGCATATGCGCAACGTCGGCCAGCTCGTCGGCGATCTGATGCAGGAACAGGATTGCGCGACCGTTCGTCGTGACCCGGTGCAGCAGTTACAGCTCACCTCCGTTATTTATCTCATGACCGCCCAGCTCGACGGCGTGGTCAAGCGCTGCAATCAGCGCTGGCTGACCGGGGAGGGCAACGTATGAAACAGCCATTACCGCCCGTATTACGTGCCGCACTGTATCGCCGCGCCGTGGCTTGTGCGTGGCTGACCCTGTGTGAACATCAGCGCCGCTACCCGCATCTCACCCTCGACGCACTGGAAAACGCCATTTCAGCCGAGCTGGAGGGCTTCTATCTGCGCCAGCACGGCGAGGAGGAAGGCCGTCAGATTGCCTGTGCATTACTGGAAGATTTAATGGAAGCTGGACCACTGAAAGCCGCGCCGTCACTGTCCTTTCTCGGGCTCGCGGTGATGGATGAACTTTGCGCCCGTCACATCACATCGCCTGTACTGCACTGAGGGAGAAAAAAGCAATGAAAATGAACGTAACGGAAACCGTTAAACAGGCCTGCGGCCACTGGCCGCGCATTCTCCCGGCGCTGGGTGTGAAGGTCATTAAAAACCGGCATCAGGCCTGCCCGGTATGCGGCGGCTCTGACCGCTTTCGCTTTGACGATAAAGAGGGGCGCGGCACGTGGTTCTGTAACCAGTGTGGCGCGGGTGACGGGCTTAAACTGGTTGAGAAGGTGTTCGGCGTATCGGCTTCAGAGGCCGCTCAAAAGGTGAATATCGTGACCGGCAACCTATCGCCGGTTGCCCCGTAGGTGATTGCGGCCGCAGAGGCTGAAACCGATGCTGACCGCAAAGCAGCGGCCGCGCTGGCCGCGAAACTGATGGAGAAAACCCGACCGGCCACCGGCAACGCTTATCTGAACCGCAAGGGCTTCCCCGCACTGGAATGTCTGACGCTCACCGCCCTGCATAAAACCGGCGGCATCACGTTCCGCGCCGGTGATGTGGTCGTGCCGCTGTATGACAATACCGGGGCGCTGGTTAACCTTCAGCTTATTAATTCTGACGGTCTCAAACGCACCCTGAAAGGCGGTCAGGTCAAAGGGGCGTGTCATATCATCAAAGGACAGAAACAGGCCGGAAAACGTCTGTGGATAGCGGAGGGCTATGCAACCGCGCTCACCGTGCATCACCTGACCGGCGAAACCGTCATGGTGGCGCTGTCGTCCGTGAACCTCCTTTCTCTGGCGAGCCTTGCCCGAAAAAAACACCCGGCCTGTCAGATTGTCCTCGCCGCCGACCGCGACCTCAACGGTGATGGCCAGAGTAAAGCCGCTGCGGCCTCAGAAGTCTGTGAGGGCATTGTTGCCCTGCCGCCGGTGTTCGGTGACTGGAATGATGAGTTTATAGAGAAAGGAGAGGTGTCCACGCGGAAAGCGATTTATGACGCCATCCGGCCACCGGCTGACAGTCCTTTCACTGCCATGAGTGAAGCGGAATTTACCGCCATGAGCACCAGCGAAAAGGCAATGCGAGTGCATGAACATTACGGCGAAGCGCTGGCTGTGGATGCGAACGGCCAGCTCCTGTCCCGTTATGAGGCCGGGATATGGAAAATCATTCCGCCGTCGGATTTTGCCCGCGACGTGGCCGGGCTGTTCCAGCGTCTGCGCGCGCCGTTCTCGTCGGGGAAAATCGCCTCAGTTGTGGAGACCCTGAAACTGATTATTCCGCAGCAGGACGCCCCGGCACGGCGTCTGATTGGCTTTCGTAACGGTGTACTTGATACCGCCACCGGCACATTCAACCCGCACCATAAATCACACTGGCTGCGCACGCTCTGCGATGTCGATTTTACCCCGCCGGTCGAGGGTGAAACACTGGAAACTCACGCCCCGGATTTCTGGCGCTGGCTTGACCGCGCTGCCGGTGGCAGATCGGAAAAACGCGATATGATTCTGGCTGCGCTGTTTATGGTGCTGGCGAACCGCTACGACTGGCAGCTCTTTCTCGAAGTGACCGGGCCGGGTGGCAGCGGGAAAAGCATTCTGGCCGAAATTGCAACGATGCTCGCTGGGGAAGATAACGCCACGTCGGCGACCATCGAAACGCTGGAATCACCGCGTGAACGTGCCGCACTGATTGGCTTCTCGCTCATCCGTCTGCCTGACCAGGAAAAGTGGAGCGGTGACGGGGCAGGACTTAAGGCCATCACTGGTGGGGATGCGGTATCGGTCGACCCGAAATACAAGGATGCGTACTCTACCCATATTCCGGCGGTGATTTTGGCCGTGAATAATAACCCGATGCGCTTTACTGACCGCAGCGGCGGTGTATCGCGTCGCCGGGTGATCCTGCATTTCCCGGAGCAGATTGCCCCGGAGGAACGCGACCCGCAGCTTAAGAATAAAATCGCCCGTGAGCTGGCCGTGATTGTTCGACAGCTAATGCAGAAGTTCAGCGACCCGATGACCGCGCGCGCACTGCTCCAGTTACAGCAGAACTCCGACGAGGCTCTAAGCATCAAGCGTGATGCCGACCCGACATTTGATTTTTGCGGCTATCTGGAAGCGCTGCCGGAGCCTGAGGGTATGTATATTGGCAATGCCAACATCATTCCGCGTCAGCCGCGCCTTTATCTGTATCATGCCTATCTGGCGTATATGGAAGCCCACGGCTACAGGAATACCCTGAGCCTGACTATGTTCGGTAAGGGGTTGCCAGCCATGCTGAAAGAGTACGGGCTAAGTTATGAGAAGCGCCGAAAAAATCAGGGCATACAGACCAATCTCGCGTTAAGAGAGGAAAGCAACGCCGACTGGCTGCCGAAATGTGATGACCCTGTAGCGAAATAACCTACCCTGACCGGCAATCGCCGGTCTTTTTTTACCTGCAAAACGATAAAAGTGAACAGTAAAGTGTTCACTGTTCACCAACCATTCACTGTATAACAATTTGAATATTATAAATAAAATCACTAGATGAACAGTGTGAACAGTTTTTTCAAAAAAAAGTTTTTTCTGTTCTGGTTTGGATCCGTGTAACGGATCCAGACCGAAAATAGGATTTGTTATCTTTTTCCAGTTAAACCAATTAGTTGAGCTTAAAACTATCAAAATAAATGGTGGGGGCATAAAAGGGGGCACTTTGAAGTGTGGTTCGTATTTTTTGTTTGTTTTTTATGATCTTACATGATGATTTGAGTCCGGCCTTCGCACCAAGTAAGATGAAATCAAGTCGCTTAAGAGCGGCTTTTTTTGTGTCTGAATTTTGGTCAGTTCCTATCATTCGCTTTATACCGTTCTAAAAATCGCCCAGTATTTACTTATTTTATAAA